GTTTTGTAAATAAGAGTCTGTACCACTGTGATATAGTCTTAAATCTTGTCCAGCTCCAATAGCTAAATGTTGATTATCGCTTGGTAATATTACTCTACCTTCTGCACTTGCATCTATTTGAATTGCGTTAATATGACTTCCACCATCATTTACTCTAATAAATAAGTCTTGGTCTGATGTATTATTATTTATGTAGTTGCTAGAACCATCGTGATAGAATTGTAAATCGTCAGATGCTCCTATCGCTACTACTTGGTTATCATTTTGGAATTGTACTCTTGCAACTTCACTTGCATCTATTTTCATTGCAGTAATCGTAGAACCACCATCGTTTACTCTAATAAAAAAGTCTTCATCTTGTGCAAGTGCATCAATATATAATGCACCAGTACCATTAGTTATAAATGAGTTAGTACCATCGTGTTTCAAGTTCATATCATTAGAACTACCAACACCTAATAATGTATTATCTAACACTCTTACATAGTCTGTACTATCTTCAACTAATTCAAGTAAGTTAGTTCCACCAACTGCAATAGTTAAGTTATCATCACTTACTTCCCTAATAAATGTATGTTCACTTGCTCCAAAAAATACGCTTTTAGCTGCTGGTATTTTAAGACTATCTCTAAGTGTAATTTTACCAGCACTATCCATTACTAAACTATTAGCAGTCGCATTTACATCATAAATACTTAATTGATTTGATGCTCCACTTGCAGTAAAAATAAAATCTGAATTGTCTGTTGCAAGTCTTAGATGTGAGCCAGTACTTGCTCCATCTTCGTGAACAGTAAGATAATTATTGCTTGGACTAAAAGTAAGGTTAGCTTCTGCGTTCATAGCATCTGTACCAGTAGCAGTTAATACTCTGTTGTCTGCTCCATTAGACATAAAGTCTGATACATCTACTGAAATAGCATCTGCTGCTACATCAATACCAGTGCCTGCTCCAATGTTTAAAGTAGCTGCTCCACTTGTTGCACCTCCAGTTAAACCATCTCCAGCAGTTACTGTAGTAATGTCTCCAGCTCCAGCTGATGTAACTTCTGCATCTACGTAAGCTTTAATAGATTGTTGAGAAGCAATACCTGTTGCACTGTTAGAAGAAAAATTATCTTCATCTAAGAAAGCTTTACCATCTAATATATTTAATTCTTCTGGGGTAGATGAAATTTGTGTAGTAGAAGCTGCTGCTAATACTGGTATAGTACCTGATACATTTGGTAAATTAATTGTTCTATCTCCAGTAGGGTCTACAATAGATAATGTAGTTTCGTGTGCGTCTGCAGTTGCTCCTTCAAAGATAATAGCATTTGATGCTTCCATTGTAACTGTATCTACAGTTGTTGTAGTACCAGCAACAGAAAGATTAGGAACTAACAATGTTCCTGTACTTGGATTATATCTTAATGCACCTGTGTCATCTAATAAAGCATTTGACTCATCGTGAAATACAACTGGAAAGTTTGTGTTTGCTGTGCTATCTGATACTGTTGCAGTTGCAGCTAATGTTGCATTTGCTACTGTAACTCCTGCAATAACTGTGTTTAAAGCAGTTCCTCCAACCGTAATAGCATCTGCTTCTAATGTTCCATCAATGTCTGCATCTCCAGATACATCTAAATTTGTTATATCTACATCTGAATTTGCAGCATCTACTTTAAATATTACATTACCACTACTATCTTTTACTCTAAAATCTACATCATTACCACCGTTATTGTGCATTGTGTAATTACTATATAAAGTAAAATGCCCTACATCATTTCTAACAATATTAACATTGTTGTCTGTTGTTGAGCCAAAAGTAACAGTAGTATCTGATGCAGCAACTCTTGCACTTACAGTATTTGTAGTATCTGTTATGTTTAATTGTGGAGTTGAAGCATCATTAAATGTTACATCTCCAGTAAAAGTAGGACTTGCTAAAGTTTTGTTAGAAAGTGTTTGTGTATCTGTTAGTTGTACAATATCACTATTAGTAATAGATGCAATCTTAGTTGCAGTAGCTGCATTCCCAGTTGTATCCTGGTTAAGTGTACCAACAACTAAATCTATTGTTCCATCAGCATCTTGATAGGTAGCAGTAATTCCAGTTTCGGTATTACTATCAAACATTGCTCCTACGACATCTTGTATTTCTTCATCGGTTTGGTCGGCAGTCGCATTACTTTCAACTGAGTCAAGTTTAGTTTCTTGAGCATCAGTCATAAATCTTTTATTAGAAGCATCAGACATATTTGCTGTGCCAAATGTTGGAGAAGCTCCACTTATTACTGACTGGTCTAACGCTTTTACATCTGCGATACTTGTTAGTTCGCTATCCATTAACGCACCAGCACTTGTTACATTGGCAGTATCTGTTACATCTGCACTTGCTTCTATTGCATTTAATTTATTTAAAAGTGTGGTTGTAAAGTTGTTGTCTGATTGTGTAGCTACAACAAAATCTATATTACCATCTGTGTCGTCATAGCTAACAGAAATACCTGTTTCTGTACCATCTAACATACCTCCAACAAAATCTTCTACCTGTTCTTGTGTTAGTGTAGCACTTATTTTTGAATCTAATTGTGTTTGAATATTAGAAGTTACTCCATCTACATAATTTAATTCTGCTGTAGTAGCAGTCACTCCATCCATTATATTCAATTCAGAAGCAGTTGCTGTCACACCATCTAAGATATTTAGTTCAGAGGCTGTGGCTGTTACACCATCTAAAATATTTAATTCTGAAGTAGTTGCCGTAACTCCATCTAATAGATTTATTTCTGTTGCTGTAGAAGTAACACCATCTAGTATGTTAAGTTCTGCTACTGTAATTGTAGCTCCGTCTAATATATTCAGTTCAGCAGCTGTAGAAGTAATAGCAGTACCAGCATAATATAAAGCTCCTGCTGTATTTACATTAACATAATTAGTGCTAAGCTCTAATTTACTTGAATTACCTTCTCCATCTTGCACCGCAGTTAAAGTTGCTGTAATTCCAGAATTGCTATTAGAGACTTGTAATAAATCTTTATAACTATCTTTTATTCTTTGTCCTGTTAGTGTTGCCATGCTACCTCATATCAGCTGGAACTATAGCTCTTGTTCCGCCAGTTTTATCATTCTTTTTCATTCCGTGTCTTCTAATACCTTCTTTGTATGTAGCTAAAAACTGTTGTCCCATCTGCATTTTTAACGCAGCACTTTGCGGGTCTTTAGCTCTAGCTGCTGAATCTATTAAAAGATTTCCTTTTACATAATCTATTAACAATGGTTGTAATGCATTGTCTAAATCTATTGTGGCAGATATTCCTGTGCCTGATGAATTATCTATCTTATCTGGTTCTGCATAATATGAAATTAAAAGACCATTTGTAATATAGTCTGTTCCAGAACCTATACTAGCAGCTTTAAATTTACCTTCAGATGTTTCATTTGTACCACCGTCTCCTAAAGTTGTAGCTATTGCAAGCTTATCGCCTTCTATCCACCATACAAATGAATCAGAAGGGTCTTTGTATGTACTAGTTACTGCTGCCATTTTTACTCCGTATCTGTTAGTTTAATATCTTGATTAACAAGTCTAGGTATTCTTATATACTCTCCATCAGCATTTAAGATACTACATTTAAAAACTTTGTTAATTGTAATATCTCTATCGTCATCTATACCATACCATAGTTGGTCGTTAATAAGATTAGTTTTACCATATTCCATTTTAGTACTATACTTACCCATATCTATTAATCCTTGATTAATAAGGTTTATTATATAGTTTTCACTAGCTTCAGGCACTGCTTGCCTAACTCTACTTACTATTTCTCTTACGCTAAATTCTATAGCTGCCATTAAAAATCCTCCCAATTTTGAGTAGTATCTGCCCAGTCCATATTAAAAGAAGCCCACAGAGAAAACTCTGTAAGAACTTCTGCCCATATAGAACCTATAGAAGATAAAGCTTGTTCTGTCCAAGATGAACTTGGAGAAATACTTTGCTCTGTCCAGGTACTATCTGACCTTACTCCTTGCTTAGTCCAACTAGTTTTAGGCATATTATACGCCTGCTACTAAGACATTAACTGTTGCTTCATTAGTTCCATCTACATAGTCTGTTGCGTGTATTCCTATACTGCCAACAACTTCTCCCATTTCCATAGGAATGACTACTGCTTGACCTGGGTCTAATACTGCAAATATTTCACCACTTACTGTAACTGATATAGTTCCTGGTGAGCCAAGTGCGCTAACGTATTCTACTGCTACAACGTGAGCTGTAGTTGGTAGTGTTCCTGCTGTTACGTCAGAAGCTTCTGTCCAACCTGAGTTGTCTAAAAAATCTGCACTATCCTGAGCTGAACAAACCACATTACTCCAGTAAGCAACTTTTGACGTGTCATATTCTTGATTCATAGTATAGCTTCCGCCCCAACTTCTTTGTCCTGAAAAGACATCTAAAGCATAGTTTGTGTAATCTCCAGCTGCACCACCATCATTTGCAACACTTACGTCGTTAACAATTTGAACTGATGTTTGTACTCTAATTTCGTTTGCCATTATGTTTCCTTATTTTTTATTCAATTGTCCTTGTAGGGACTGTAAAAATTCTTTATATTGTGCATCTAACATTTGATATTGTTGAGTGTACCAAGTATATTTAGCTGTATCTTTTTGCAAGTTGTTTCCGTACTCTTGTACTTCCTTTCCAACATTAGCTCCATATGCTTGTAGCTCTGCTCCGTATTTTGACATTAAAGCATTATTATCTTGTATTTTAGCTGCCATATTTTGTGCAGAGTTTTGCAATGCTAAAGCTTGGTCTGCTGCTTTGTTTGCTAAGCTAACACTAGTAGCTTGCTGTGCTTCTTGTTGAGCATCAGCTGCATCTAATTGTGCTTGAGTAATAGCTCTTTGTAAAGCAGTATTATGTTTAGCAACTTCATCTTGCATCTCTGCTTGATATCTAACATTGTCTTTATTGAACTCATTAAGTTCATTTTGTATATCTTGACCATACTTTTGTAATTCTACACTAGTTCTAGACTGAAACAATGTTATTTCTTTTTGAGTATTTTGTTGATACTCTTGAACTTCTTTAGCTACATTCTGTGCATACAATCCTAACTCTTGTTGAAACTTAGCTAACAAACTATTGTTGTTATTAATTGTTTCTTGCATATTGTTTATAGCATTTTGTAAAGATAACTCTTGGTCTTTTGCTTTATTTGCTATGTCTACATTCGTAGCATTTTGTGCATCTTGTTGTGCTTTTGTTAAATCAAGTCTAGCTTGTTCAACTACTTTTTGTAAATCGCTATTATGTTTTTGTATTTGTCCTTGGACATTTGCTTGATACCTTGCGTTTTCTTTATTAAATTCATTTAATTCGTTTTGTATATCTTGGGAATATTGTTGCAATTCTGCACCTGTTCTTGCTTGATATAACGTTAATTCTTTTTGTGTGTTTTGTTGATATTCTTGTACTTCCTTATTAACATTTGTTGCGTACAACTGTATATCATTACTATACTCTTGCATCTGTTGTGCTTCTGAGGCAGATGTTAATTCTGCATTTTTAATTGATTTTTGTAATTCAGCTTGATAAACTTGAACATCTCTATTAAAGCTAGCAACTTCTTTTTGTATATTAGCTTGGTATTGTTGTACTTCATTGTTTAGTCTACCTAGTTGTAGTTGAGCTAATTCTGCATCTTCATCTGTTTCTAAAAACGTTTCAAACTGAACTATATCAGTTGATAAGGTTGGAGGAACAAAGTTAGGAGTACTAGCACTAAAGCTTACAGAAGCTGCTTCAATATTTAATGCACTAGGCGCACTTGCACTTATGCTTAAATCTGATATAGCTACACTGCTTAAATTAATAGTAGGTTTTGTATACGTTGGAACATCTTGACTAACATCTATTTTGTTAGGAACAGTACCGAATGATACAGAAGACATATCTTCTGCAAACCCTGCTTGATTGCTAGCGTCAGCATAACTTACAGTTCCTATACTTGGAACTGAAGGAGCACTAGAACTAATATTTAAATCTGGTATAGAAACAACACTTAAACTTACTGTTGGTTTTGTATAAGTAGGTACTGAACCTGTAGGGTCAATATCAGTAACAGATGCTACTGTAATTGCAGATATGTCCGAAGCAACTGCATCAGCATTTGTTGCATCGCTATAAGTTACAGTACTTAATGTTGGTGCTACTGGCAATGTAGTAGATATAGATAAGTCAGAAACAGAAAGGTTTATATCATTCATTAATCTTTGTATACCATTTCTTGCTGCATATAATACTACCGCAGGTTCTGCTTCATCTGGAAAGTTAGCTATTGTACTATCATCATAAGTTAATGCAGAAAAATCTAAATTAATAGATACAAGACGACTATCGTTAGAACTAGCACTAGAAGGAAATGTATTTAAAACATCGGTATATATAATATATGCTGGGTCGCTTGTACTAGCAAAATCCATATTAGAAACATCGTTGACCATTCCCATTTTACTTGGTGGCAACTTTCTGCAAGGCATATGATAATTACTATTATTAGCATCTTTTCTTAATACAGATAGAATTTTTTTACCTTCTACATCTATTTCGTTTGTAAAATTATCTGTGCTTGCAACTTCCTCAAGTCTTTCTTGTGGTATAAAACCAAGAACTTCTTTTGCTCCATCTTGTAGCCAGCTATCTATAGCTGTTGTGTCTCCAATAGAACCCGTTAAGTCTTCTATCTGTACTTGAAATGTTGCCATTATCTACCTTGTCCTCTGTATTGTTTTTTGTAATTTTTATTACTCATCTTATTTCCGTATTTAGTATTTTTACTCATACCTTGTCTAGTTTTCTTTTTACCGTTAGACTTTCTAACTTGTGTTCCAAAAGCTGGTCTTCTCATTATTTCTTCTTACGACGACGTTTTTTAGCAGTCTTAGCAGCTCTTTTAAATTGAGCTTTTGTAGGAGCGCCTTTAGCTCCAGGCTTTCTCATTTTCTCTCCTGAACCTGCTTTAATACGTCTACGTTTAGCGTGTATGTTAGCATACAAGCCTGGTCTTTTACTTTTTCTTTTTTTTGCTGGCACGTTTCATTCCTCTTTTTTTCTTACCTTTTTTACCTTTTGCAGGTGGTCTACCTCTTTTACTTCCGTAAGTTCCTTTACCCATTGGCATTATATTATCCTCCTTGACTGTCCCTTGCGAGATACTTTAGAAGCTCCTTCTTTAAGCTTTTCCATACCTTCTTTGTGAGACATTGTTCTTATATCAATCTGGTCTTTTCTAATAGCTGTTGCAAAACGATTGTTTTCTCTTACAACAAATTGAGTACTCCACCTTGGTGGATTAGCTCTTTGTCCACAACATGGACAGTTAAACATTCCTTCAGGATTTGGCTCATTACAATGTTGACAATTAGCCATTAAACTTTAGTAATTATAATATATGCAATTCTAGTTCTATCTAACCTAACTGCGTTAGTAGCTACAAGCTTTGCATCATCTATAGTTTCAATATAGTCATTGATTTCTTTAGCTAAAGAGCCGCTTGCTGTACTTGCTAGTGTGCTAATATCGTTAATAATAACTTTTGTCACAGTATCAAAATTCGCCATTTTATTCTCCTATTATTTTTTATAAACTTTTTCTGCTCCAGCTATACCGAAGCTACCTAATGTTACCCAAACAAATGAATTATATACATTGTCATTGATAACTAAATCTTTTCCCATCAATCCTGTCCCCAGGTCAACTAATCCAAACATAACCATAATAGCAAATGAGATAAACCCTATAATTGCTTTCTCGTTATAATCGTTGTCGTCTTTAAATATTTTCCACATAATTTTTCCTTATAGGTTTCGGAGTGGGAATTTACCCACTCCATAGTACCTAATTAACTATTATGACTGGTCTGCAAATACAATAGCAGTATTTGTAGCAGACACAACGTGTCCGTTTAAATACCATTGTTGACCATTGCAAACAAATTTAACCATAGTACCTGCGATTGGTGTTAAAACACTAACCTTTGAATTACTATCGCCATCTGAGTCTACAACGTTTGTTACATCGCCATCAGTGTCATTATGAACTAATCCACCAATGAAGTAGTTAACATCTGCGCCTGTGTCGAACTGCCAGTCTTGAGCATCAGCTAAGCTTCCACCATACCAGAACTCGTAACTTAATCCTTGTTCTTCTGCTGGTAAACTAATTACAATATCTGCAGTAAGGTCAGGGCAAACATGAATGATGCCTGAGTCTGCTGCTTTGATTTCGTAAGTTGCTGCATCTGGTACAAGAACCACTTTTCGTGGTAATGAACCGTATGCTCCACTGTTTTTATTTATACTATCTGATTTCATCTTATAACCCCTCTATGTTGTATAGGGCATGAGATTCAGGAAGTGTGATTTCAAGACCTGCTTCGGTAAGAATCATGTCTTTTCTCAAATCTTCATCTGCACTTTGTACATTTGTCATGATTTGAGTATCACGATTTAATCCATTACCTACTAATGGTCTATATGCTAACTGACTCATGTCAGCCATAACCATCATTCCACTTGTAATACCTCTAAATAAAGGTTGCTTAACCAAGAACATACTTCCGTGTACAGTATTAATTTCCATTAATCTGTGTCCGAAAGCACCGTCTACTTCGCCCATATTTATTCTATATGGAGCATTTGAGTAACCTACAGAAGCATCTACGAATGCACCGTCGCCCATTTTGTTAAAAAATGAGATAATTGGTAAAGAAGCCATAACAAGTTTTTCACTTGCTCCGCCTCTTGCAGGGTCAAATATAACCTCTAAGTCTGATAGTAGTTGGTCATATGTTAACTCTGATTCAGCTAAAGTTCTGTGATAAGCTTTACCTGAAGAGTATGATAATGCTGTACCAGCGCCAACTGGAGCAACATTCTTTAATATGTTTCCTACTAGACCTTCAGTATATTGAACGCCTGAGTAACGAGCTTTTTGACCGAAAAGCATTGCTCTTTCAATGTCAATTTTATGCTCGCGTAATTTCTGAGCCCATATTCTATCAAACTCATTCGCATATCCACGGTGACGTGTTGCGATTGCTGTGTTTGTTAGTTCACAAGCTGTTTTAAAGATTTGTGTATAACCAAATCCGTCATCTAGACTGTCTGAAAATGTGTCTGGTGACGCAGTTCCTTCTTCAAATGATGTACCAATAATTTGACATACATCGTTATCTTCAAGAACATTGTAACCAGAAGATGTATTAGCATCAGACAAGCCAATTACTCTACCTTGGAAGGTTGAAGTTGAGCCAGATACTTCTGGACCAGATTCAACTCTAACCAAAGCTTGAGTATATCCCGCGTTACCATCTAGAGTGCTTACTGCAAATACCATTCCTTTGGTAAGGAAGTTTACTGCAGCTCCTGCTGCTGTATCAACGGTAAATCCGTAAACTCTATTTTTTACAACTGCATCAGTACCATTTGGTGCTGCTGCTAACAAAAAGCTTCTGTCAGTGTGATTGATTTGACTTCTGTTTTCAAGAAATCTGAAAACATTATCATCAGTCGCAACTTTAGAAACATTAGCCAAGTAGGTGAAAAAAGGTGATTCTTCTGGAGTTAATTCCGCAACTCTATCAGAGAAATCATACAGTTTTCTTTGGTCTGGGGCCTGCCCGTAACCAGCACTTGTTGTTGAAGCTGTAACGTCGGAAGCTTTAAGTATTCCTTTGTTTATAGCCATTTTGTCTCCTAACTATTTATGATTGTTTAGTTAGCCTACCACGAGTACCAGCGCTCATAACTCTATCCCAAACTTGGTCTGCTTCAGATTTTTGTGGTTGTTGACCACCCTGAACGACTCCAGCTGGTTTAGGAATTGATTTAGTTTTTTTAACTGCTTCCATATTTTCACTTACTTTAACACCTTTGCCTTCGTTCTCTTTCCACACTTTAATAAGTGTTTCAATAGGAAGGTTAGCTTTTGGTGTTGTTGCAAATTGTAAAAATCTTTCAGCGTCTTCTTTTCCAAGATTATGTTCTGAAACCAATTCTGTTTTTAAGTTATTCATCGCCATTTGATTTTGTAGTTTAGCTAACTCGTTATCTACTGTTTCATGTACAAGCTGTTTCTCTTGACTTACTCTAAATTTGTAAGATTCTGAGTCTGGCTTGTAGTAGGCGTCCCAAGGGTCAAAGCTATCTGGGGTTGTACTTTTCTCTTTAGCTTTGTCCTCAATAGATTCTCCAGCAAGACTTTTTTCAATTACATTTACAAGTTCAGGTCTAGAGTTTAAAGTATCTTTTAATTGAAGTAAGTCTTGCGACTCTCTTGTAAGATTCTCATGCTCTGCTGTTTTCTTGTCGTACATTGATTGAAACTTTTTAGCTTCTTGTTCCCAATCTACAGCCTCAGATGCTTCCACACCTTCTTCTACGGCAGGTTCTTCTAATGAAATTGTTTCTTCCACTACAGAATCTACTATTGGGTCTTGTTGTTCAACCTGTTGTTGTTCTTCTTTTGCCATGTTTTTCTCCTCTCCTGATTTAGCTTATTGCTCGGAACCAGGGTTGTTATTGTTTTCTTCCTCCAAATTCTTTTCTGCCTGACTAATCAAATTACCTAACCTCATTGCGCTTTCTTTTTCTTTAACTTTAGTAGCAGACGTAATTTCGCTTAAATTAGATTTAAACTTCTCAACTTCTGTACGTTTTCTAGCAGATACCTGCTCACGTTCAGATGTTTGTAAATCGCCGCTTAGTTTCTTTACTTGATTTTCAAGTTGTGCAATATATTGTTGCATTTGTGCCATGCGTCCTTTTCTTTGAAGAACACCTTCTTTGTCAAAGATTTCAGTTTTCTTTAAAACCTCGACATCATCTACCAGTCCAAGCTTATACGCATCAAGATACATGTTGTATTCAGATACCTTGTTGCTAGGTAAAGTTGACCCTGATATAATTCGAATATCATGTTGACCAAGCTGAATATCATTCTGCAAGGTTAACAATTCCTTCGATTTATCGTCATACAATCTCATATTAACTGAAAATTCAGTAATATCATTATTTGGTTGTACAATTCTAAATGTTTTTGCAAATTTATAATGGTCTTTAGCTAAGTTGTAAACAACTTGACCAACCACAGATAAACTTGATTCAATATCTCTTAACTTTGATTTACCTCTAGATTCTCCCATTTCTGATAAAAGCATTGTGCCTCTAACAGATTCTGGAGCCGAGTCCTTAAACCCTTGTAATAACTCAGGTATACCAAAGTTTAAATCTATATATTTTTCTACCCTATCAATTAAATAATAAAACTCGCTAGTAAGCGGAGCTGGTTGTGGGTAATGTGGCTCACCAAATTCTGGGTTATATTCAATAACCGCATTTGGATTAGCCCAATCTTTTTCTAACTGACTAACACTATCAACACTACCTTCTGGTATTAAAAGCTTTAATCCAGCAGCAGATTGAGCGTGTGACAAGGTTAGAGAAAATAACTTATTTAAAAGTCTTTGTGAATCTTTAACCTTGTTCACATCTGATTTTGGATAGGGAGTATTAGTCCAAATATTCGCAAATGGAACAATTGGATATATATCAGTGTTTAGAATACGCTCATAAAGCAAAGTTTCGCCCATGCTACTGCATTGCATAATTCTTGTTTGCATAATCTCTTCTACTTCTACAGCGCCATTTTCAATAGCAATCATAGTTTCTTCTTGCTCTATAATAGAAGCATAAGTTTCTACATCTATTATTTTTTCGCTTCCATCTAAAGTGTTAAACAGTCTGTAGAAAGGAACTTTTACTTTGTAAAATCTATCAAGTATTTGATATTTTTGATTTACGTTATAATCTAAATCTTTTGCTTCAGCGGGAGTTAATACGTTGTTGCTGTTTTTTAAAGTAGATGTTGGATAGTCTTCTCCGTATAAAGAATTATTTCCAACTTCTATATCGTCAATAAACTCTTCCATTTGAGGATATAGGTCTAAAACTTGCTGCCTGGTTAAAAACGTAGACAATATAATACCAGATGCATCGCTAAAAAATCTATCTCTTGATGCTGGGTCTACATAAACTCTAAAAGGGTCTACGTGAGTATACTTAACTTCACCTCTTCCATAATCTGCTTCAGGGTCTACATATACATACATATATCCCAGTCCAGTAACAGCATAATCGTGAACAACTTGTTTAAATGTGCTATCTCCATTAGAAATATCCCATACGTATTCAAGTATAGTTCGCCAAACATTTGCTAATTTGTTATCAGAGTCTTCTCTAGCTATAACAGAAAATCTTGCTGGTCTTGCTGTAAGTAATGATTTTAATTTATCAACAGCAGCGTATACCCTATCTATAACAAAATCAGCTTGACCTACTGCTTGTAGGGCATCTGATTCGTCGTTACTATAATGATTTCCTAGAGTAAAATCTACTGCATTTCTTGCTTCAGCGTCCCATTGTTGTCTAGCGTCTCTCCATCGTCTAAACAATTCTCTACTAACTTGAGGCTTTGATTTATTTTCGTCGTAATTAGCCATAAACTCCCAATTTATTTTTTAGTCTAAAAATAAAGAATTTTATCTATTAAAGTCAAGACAAATATTATATTTTTTGACCAGTAACCCAGTTTATGACTCTTTTTGCCTTACTTTCTTCTAGCTTTACGATTTTGTCTTCTAGTTTATTAGCGTCTATAGCAGAACTTTTAGGCGGTTTTGCTGTAGTGACAGCGTACCATAGTCCGTCTAAAAGGTCATCATTTCTACCTTTTGGAAACTCAAACATTTCATCGACTAGGTTTGAGTGTTCTTTCTTAATAAACATTTTTCTTCGATTTACAATAGGACAAAGCAATGCTTCTAACCTATCTTCTTTTTTGATACCAGCAGGAGGTCTAACACCTTGAGACAATCCAGGTGCAAGTTTTCTTTCCTTGCCGACAAGTTGATTTACATAATCTTTTACTAATCCTTGAGCTCCAACTTTTTCTACGTTAACCCTTCTTACTGGGTGAAATTCTTTTGCCATATCTACAATTCTTTTTGGCATATCATATAAAGGCGAATGTTCTCTGTAATAATCAATAACATATATATTTCTATCGCTATCAATACCAATTACCATTATCACCTGGTAGTCGCTCCTTGCATTTGCTTCGTAAGCTAAGTCTACTCCCATATATACATTTACAGGTATAGCAGAATCATCTATCATCATATAGTTAAATCCATTTCTTTCAGTAAGATTTCCTTTATAATAATTTATTCTATTAATGTGAAACTTCGCACTTTCTAAATCTCTTGCTTCATTCATGTACTCCTGTGCAAACTTATGCACAAGTCCCATTTCAGTAAACCTTCTTTTAATGTCATCTAGTTTTGTTTTTGTAAAATAACTAGGCCATAAAGGAACATCGTCAACCATAGCTTTCTTATATAAAACATTCCAAGCAGATTTTCTTTTTTCTTTCTCTGCATCTAGCCACCCGTCATAAACGCCTTGTAGAAAAGAGTCGTAATGGACTATTGTACCAATAAGCCATATTGAACCTTCGTTTTCTTTTGAATTTTCTAATGCGGGCTCTACCGTAGACATTACCCATTCTTTAATCTCCCTTCTTCTATCTGGTGTTTTAGTGTTTAACTCTGACTCAAAGTCATCAAGTATAATATTAGTATATCTTAGTCCTAGCTGAGAACGACCACGTAAACGTTGGCTTGTACCTTTAGCTATAATTCTGTCACCTCTAGCTGTAGTAAATTCTTTCTCTGTCCACTTAGTTCCTTTTAAGTCTCCAAAGTAGTATTGTAAAGCAGGATTTATATCAATATGGTTTTGTATATATTTAATGTGGTCAATAGCTTGTGACTGTTCTTCTGACACCCAAGCTATAAATTGTTTTTTATCTGGAGGTGAAAAATATAATTGATGTAATAATGCTGTTTTAGCTAAAGTAGATTTTGCATGACCTCTAGGAAGTATAATACAAACACGTTTTTCTTCTCCTAACAATATATTGCTTAACTCGTATTGATATGGAGCAGGAGTTGATTTCATAAAATCTTCTGGTAGAAACATTTGACCAAAAGTAACAATATCTTTTTTAGCCAACTCTAATGCTTTTTCTTTTTGAGAAAGGTCAGGAGGTATTATATTAAAATTTTCTGGCTTCTTCGTATTCTTTTTCATAAACTCTATCCATCATTGTCATTGTTTTAGGTGAAAACCAATCACCATCTGGTACTTCTGTAAACATACTAGAGCTTTGCCATAATAAAGGACCAGCTACATATACCCAACATTTTTCTTTTTTGTCTGTTTTGTCAAGAATAATATTAGCTGTTGTTCTTATATATAAACCGTCTTTTGTAGATTCGTATTTATCGTATATATTTAAATCTTCTTCAGTTACTTTAATAACTTCTACTACTGCTCCTTTTCCTTTTTCATTCTTTATTAACGCTGGAAAAGACTTAGTTCCAGGAAATACAAGACTAAAACCTTCTATTTTACCTGTTTCTTCAAATCCGTTTCTTAATGTTCCGTATACTGCTAGTCTCATGAGTAACCTATTTTTTCTGGTATTCCTATGTCTGTAATTCCAAAAGATGTGTTATAAACTGTTAAACAATTAAAACACTTTATGTGAGTTGTGTCTCTTTTTTCTTTACTATATAAAAATACAGCAGTTTTACTTAATCTGTGGTGGCATATGTGACAACGTTTATTTTTCGTTATCTTTTTTAACTTCCGCCAATTTTTTGTGTTGGGACCCTTGAATTGCATTTAGTTGCTCCTGTGTAAATCCTTGAAACAATGTTAAAGACTCTGTAGTCTTTTCTGTATCCATCATTCCAGATATTTTCATTAATGTTGTTATAGCTGTTATCTTGTCTCTATCTGATGAGCCTCCCTTATCAATAATGTCTCTCATTTCTTCTAACAAATACTTAGGAGTAATTTCAGCTTCATTCAAGTGTTTATCTATTTCTTCTCTAATCAATCTCTTCACCCTATCGGTTTTTAATAATAGTTTTGCTTGTGATTTTGCATAATTTTCATTTTTACTAGGAAATGCTTTCATATACGCTTCAACCACATCATCTCCTTTAGCTACATACTTTCCAAACAAAAACTCTTTATCTGTAGTATGTTTTCTGTTTTTCTTTCTAACAGAAGGAGATTCCCCTGCTGTAGAGAAAGTATACATATTCGGTTTCATGTTTCCTTTCATTACAACATTAGGACTACAAACAAAAGAACCTATTATAGTTCTAATAAATGTAGTTTCTTTCTTTCTATCGTGTTTTTTCAGAACGCCTAGGTGTAACACTTGGCATACTTGACCATCATCGGTTTGTATCCAATCTCCCTTATTAGAATGTCTCCAATCTTTTAATAATGATATAGAGCTATGTTTATCTCTAAACTCCTCTATATTATCAAATAAGTAGTGAGTTACACCTTTTACTGTACGTTCTTTCATAATTTAACTATTTCTCTTCTTTGTCGTCAACATTTTTTTGAATCTCGTCTGTAACAAATCTAGCATAGTTATTTGCAAGAAATCGCAATTCATTCGTTTGTTGGTCTAGTTTCATAATTTGACCAGCAATTTCATTAGCGCGCATATATTGAGCTTGAGCTTCATCTGACAACTCAGAAAATAAAAACTCAAGTTCTTTATCCTTGCTCATTATTTTTAGCTTTTTTTCTTTTTCAGCCATGTTTCCTCCTATTATAATGGATTTACTTGTGGTGGTGCATATTCTTCTAATTTACGATGTAGTCTTTCTAATATTACTACATCTGCTACATTATGGTCATAAACGTATTTCATAGCTTTTTCATCGCCCCATCTAGCTTTTTGCCACATTTCTGGTTTTACTCTGGTTTTACCAGCAATACCAAAAAACTCTGTAGCTGCCATTAATGATGAACGATGTAGCTTTAATTTAGATTTTACTACATAATATAGGTCTTTGTGTGACTTTTGCTTATACAAAGGAAAGAATGTCTTGTGATACAATGCACGTGTTCTAATAAAAGGAATATCAAAACGAGTACCGTAATATGTAAATATTACATCATACTTGTTCATTTCTTCTACTAAAAGCTCTACTATTCTAGCATCTTGTTTTTCAGACATTAGCTCTTCTCTTGTAATCTTAGCTCCAGCAACGTTCTTGTCACCTCTTCCTTTTATACACCAAGACAACATAACATCAATATTAGCACTAAATCCAGTAGATTCAATATCTAGGTATCCGATAGTCATTTCATGTCCAGTTGTATATCTGGTAGGTTTTCTTAGTCCTAAGGATTCTATTTTACGTGATACTGCTTTATATGTTCTATTATATCCAGCAATACGTATTTCTTGATACAGGACGAATGCAGACTTAGCAGTACGTTCATACTGGTCTAATATTCTGATTTCATCTTCTGTCCATTTTACTCCAGGCATTATTTACCCCATTTGTTTTGTTTGACTATCATTGCCATCACTGCATATACTGCAATATCCATAAAAGCATCGTCTATTGGTTCATTCTTTGCTTTCATATTATGATTTGTTGACAAGTTGATTAGTCTGTTTATCTTATCATTAAGCCTTACAATTATACCAAATAAGGCTGTATTGACTTCTTTTTCGTTTTTTAACGTGGTACCCATAGCAATATTGCCAGGACCGTAATCAAACTGTTTTTTACAAAATGTTAAGTACATTTTATTTAAAAGAGCTTGAAATTCTTTTTCTGTAGAAGGGTAGTTGTCTTTTATATATGAAAAAACGTCTTCTGCTGTATTAGTTTTCTGGTTCATTTGGAAAATCCTCCGTATCTTTTACGTCTTCTAATTCTCGTATTAATTTTTCCCAATTAAGGTTTTGACGTATTTTTTCTAATTCATCTAGTTCTTGTTGTAATCGCTGAACTAATGGCGCGTTTCCTTGTTCTTTTGCTTTTAAGATTGCTTTTTTGAGGTCTTCCATAGATAGTCTCCTACTCCTAGTTGAAATAATCCGTTTGATATAGCATCAATAAGGTTTTCTTTGTGTTCTAACCCATAATTATAGAATATAGCGTGTAATACCTCATGTACTAAGGTTTCTTGCTTTCTTGATTGATGTATGTCCTTATTGATAAGTATGATATTGTCTTTTACCATATGTCTACCGTACAATTCTTTAGTTTCATCTTCATGTTTTAATGGTAGTTCTACTATCTTGTATAGATGACCACCTATCTTTAATTCCATAGCTTTTTTTGTTGTTTTTTTACTCATAATACTCCCATATTAGTTAATTGTGTATGCAAATTAGTAATAAAATGCTACACAAGTCAAATATTATTTAAAAAAATCGCACGACGTCTCAATGTTCTAGTTTCCAATGCTCTATAAATCGCTACAAATAAAATAAAACAAATAAATCTTGACAACAATAAAACAAAAATACTAACTTTGACAGTCCGAAGGACAAAAAAAAACATTAATGCTCGTTGCTCTTGAATAACATAGAATATTAAATCTATTTCTTATATAATGTTCGGTGCTCTAGAGAGGGTCTTATCGCAAAATTTTTTACAAAATTATTCTAGTCGTCGTTTTCTACTACCTTACCAACCTTACCCCGAAAAACCAGCCTTTGTTGAAAAAATCGCAGGATTTTGTGTGTCCCTTTTGTTTTATCTATCGGCGCGCCCCTCTTTTATTATGCAAAATTGCAAATTTGGTTGAAAATTCGGTTTTTGGTTATATATGTTAATTTTTTTATACTTGTCGTCAATAACTTTTTTTTAAATAATCCTTGACTTTAATTTATAGAGTATGTACTTTGTGTTATGTTAATAATAACTAATATAATGAAAGGATATACTATGACTGAACTAGAAGGCGTACTAATAATGTGTCTTGTTCTTGTAATGTTCGGCATTCATCTTTATATGATGGAACGCGCATTCAGTAGAGTTCGTACTTTAGAGTACCAACAGAAGCAACAAGATAAGTTGAATCGCATGATTAGCAGCGATTTAGATAAGTTATCCAAGAGATAACACTAACACGGTGGGGGCTTCGGCCCCTGCCACAATGAAAGGATATAATATGGAACATGGTAGTTTAGAACACATAATGATTAACTTGGTAGTGTTTATAGCGGTGATTGGACCAATAGCAATAAGTGTTTACTTTGACCGTAAATAACAATAGATACCCTGGGGCTAACAACCCTGGGGTATTTTTTTTGAGTATATATAAAAAAACAAACAGCTCTAGAGCCAGACTACGCTTCACTTGTCTGGCTCTATCCCCCGACGTAGTGGATATTCTAGGGGCTAGATTCCTAGCCCCTAGAGATTCCCCCGACTTTTTACAATCGGGGGCATTTGGATTAGACTTGACGAGATTCTATCTTGACCGATAGATACGGGAAGCAATCAACGTTTTGGCTTTCGCCGTCAACCTTGAGCTTTTTAGAAAAGACAAAATTGTCTTTATATTTGCGGATTAATTCGTTCCCTTCGGCAACGTTTAACACGTCTTTATTATTTACGATAGCAATTAAACGAGACATATCTTTTTTAACTGCTTTGTCATCTTGAGATGTTAAGACTTTGGACGCATTCTCAAGGATACGCCCTTCATTTGAAGAAGCTTCTTTACAAAAGATGCCCATATCATTTAATTGGGATTCGTCTAAACTTGTCTTAACCATAAGTTTAGCGAAAGCTTCTTGTGTTAACTTGTTATTCATACCCATAAATTGACGATAATATACGAGAAAGTCAAGAATTATTCGCATATATATTGATATTTATTTTTATGATATTGACGATATTTTTTTTTGACAAATCCCAGAGCTAGACTCTATCAGTCTAGCTCTTACACCCCGACAAAATAGTCTAGGCTAGACAAATCAGTTCTAGGTATTCTCGCTAAATATTGGTATATTAAGGCATGAGAAAAGACCCGATAGCAAACAAGTCAGCGACGATTTCAGACGTAGCGTCGGGCGAAAGGAAAACTATGAAAACTGTAAAAAAGACAATAAGCGAACCTTGTCCATGTTGTAGTCAGCGTTGGACTAGAGAGATTGACGTTCCTGCTCCTATAGACGGAATGACATTCTATGTGGTTATGAACGCAAGACGTAAAGTAGACTTGACAATAGAGTTTCATGACGTAATAGATAGTAGTCGTAATGGAGACACAGACGTTCTCACAGACATTACATTCAACGAAGCAGTCGTCTGCATATCAGTATTTGCCCAGACCAACTTAAAAGACAATACATATTTACGTGTAGAGTCTAACGTTATGGACACTTATGAGATAAGCGACAGACGTATTGCATTAGACGCTAACAACATACAAGACGCACTAAAGACACTACAAAGAACATATCGTCAAGCACGTAGAGCTTGGACGCCAATGATGTCATAGACGATAGTATGATTATAGACGATAACAGATTTTTTATTACTTATACAAACAAAGAGCTAGACTATATTAGTCTAGGAAAAGGAGTAGAAATAAAATGATAGAAGACAAGATAAAGACGCATAGACGCAATCTACAAATGCTATCAGGTATAGATAGACAATTAAAGGAATTGCAGTCCGCGATTTTCAATTTCTATGCAGATAGTGAAGTCGTGAAAGACAAGAGAGACAAGGTAGTTCAAGACATTGCAAAACTACGTCAAGACTTAGAAGACGTCAGACAAGAGAACTACGAAATAACAAAGGGTATTATATAAATGATACACCTCAAACCAGATAAGAAAGGGCGTCCACGTAAGCTAACAAGACACGAGCAAAAGAGTCTTGCATACAAGCGACGCCTATGGTTTGTTAAAAGAAAATACGAGAATTTTATAGGTATGTCAGACATAAGATATACATATAGTCGCAATCAATCAAAGCGACTATCAACAAGAGAAAAATTTTGGCTTGCAATAGCAGGTACACAATGATTATAGCGACGAATCGTAATCAATATAGACAGATAAGTCGGTTTGTCTGGGTGTTATTCCTTTCGCACCGATTATGCTTTCGTCGCAAACCTTCGCCTATACAGGATATAGGGATTATAAAACAAAACAAAGGAGATTAGACTATGTGTGGTATATATGGAATAGCAAAGTCTCCGACGCCCTACACTAGAAGACAACATAAAATTGTCAGACAGGTGTTGCGTGAAATAGCAGTAGATAGTCAGACTCGTGGTTCTCACTCGTCTGGTATTGCTAAAGTCGGAGCTAGCACTAGAATATATAAATCACTATTGCCGTCTGAGAAGTTTGTAGACACCAAAGAATATAACAATGCAGTCAAGTCATTATTTGACGAATCGTATATATTGCTTGGACATACACGCTTTGCAACAGATGGAGCAATAGTCAAATCAAACGCACACCCTTTTAGAGTCGGCGATGTCGTCGGTGCTCATAATGGTTGCGTTTACAACATTAAAGAAATGCAGAGTAAATTGGACAAACAATGTCCTGTAGACTCACAGCTTATCTTTAAATCAATAAACGACAATGATAGTATACAAGAAGCAGTCAAAGATTTTGACAGCGACTTTGCGTTATCGTTCGTTAAGAAAAACCCAATGGTATTGTATCTATGTAGAGAGACGAATCGTCCTTTACATGTCGCATACATTCCTGAACTTAAAACATTGTTCTATGCAAGCGAGTCGTCATTTATTGATGACGCGCTTCTTAAGTATAACATAGACGCAACTGTTTATAGTCTTAATAAGAATACATTATATGCTTTTGACGCGTCAAAGTTTGACGATTTAAAAACTAATGTAGAAAAGACATTGTTCAAGTATGAATCAAGAGTCTATCAATGGTCTATTAATAACTATAATAGAGGTTATGGACACTTTAAATCACAACGTCAAATAGACGACTATCAAAAAAGTCTAGAACTAGGTTTAGTCCAAGACGATGATTGGAGCAAACAATGGTTAAATGACGAGGTTGTAGAATTGGCTGATATATTTCAGACAAGTCCTAATTCTTGGTTCTTTGACGAACACGACGATACTTGGTACTATGCCCACCCAGATACGGGACAAATATTTAGTGAAGAACAAATGTTTGCAGACAAGTATGGAAGTAGTGTCTGGGTAGATGAAGAGGAATATAATGCCACCTGACGCTATCAGAAGAGCTGAGGAAGCAATAGAACGTCTCAACGAGGAGTTGGAAACACCTTGTGCTTGTGCAGACTGTAGTGAACAAATTGACAGTGAACAAGATGAATACACAAATGATATGGACGACGCAATCTGTGAGACGTGCGCTGAGGATTATGTATCTTGTGAGTGTGGACAAAACGTTCACATAGACGAAGCCCGTGAGTTTGAAGGACAATATTTCTGCGACGGTTGCCATGAAGACGCTGTCATGTGTTGTCCTGAGTGTGATTACGAGATGTGGCGAGACGATGCGCAGTGGTCAGACAGGTATGGTGATTATCTTTGTGATAGTTGTTACGAACAAGAAGAATATAATAGACAACCTGATTGGGAAGTCTATAGTAATGATTACGTAAAGAACAGAACTGACTTCGTACACCCTGAAAGACATTTTTACTCAAATGATACTTTTTATTTGATAAAGTCTAAAAGGTACGTCGGTTTAGAATTAGAGACTAATTTTAGATACGACCAATCGCACTATGAAGTCCAAGATGATTTAAACTATACCTTAGGAAAAACAAGGGATTCAGACAACGAAGACAATTACCACGTTCTTGGTCAGTCTAACTTTGTTCACGATGGAAGCGTCACAAGTGAAAGACATCAATATGGTGGCGAACTTGTAATGCGACCACGACGTGGAGACATCTTGCTTAAGGATACTCATCATATGTGTAAACGTCTAGAAAAAAACTGGGAAGCATATGCCTCTTGGAAGACTGGATTGCATCTACATATAGATGTTGCAGACCACGACTGGGTTCACGCTTCTGTCTTAACACTATTTACTAAACTAATGGAGCCACATATTTACACGTGGTTGCCAAAGTCTAGACACAATGGTAGTGGTGGACAACGTTGGAGTAGACCAGTCTCACAAGCAGTCAATGATTTCAAATACATTAGCGATAGAGACTCTTTTGTAGAGTTTTACTACGACAATGGTGGTTATTCAGACGAAAAGTATAACGACAAAAGATATCATGGACTGAATTGGCATAGTCATTTCCAAGCCAATCAAGGTCTGGAAATACGTTATCACTCAGGCACTTTACAGATAGACAAAATAAAGCATTGGACTAAGTTTTGGACACAAGTAGTGGACAAGTCTTACGAAATTGCTGAAGACGTCAAAGACAATATGGTTAGTTATTCAAATTTTGGAGACACTAATATGTTTAAGTCTTTATATGTAAGTCCAACTGTAAATACTAAGTTGTCGCAACTAACAAACAAGTGGGAAAATAGAGACGACCTTGGAGACTTTTCCGATGTGTTTGAGTATAGGAAAAAGTCTGAAGCATTGCGACGATACCTCGGTTTACCAAAGAAAGACAAGCCGTACCTATTACAGCCTATGGTCTATTATCTTAGACATAGAGCAAATAGGTGTGTAATGTCATTAGATAATATCTACGAGTTGTTTGAAATAGACTACTCAACGAGAAACTACTTTAAACGTAGAAAAGAGCAGTTGAGTAATACTATGTCAGAACACGTAGCGACAGACTTTTACAACGACGTATTTCATCCTATAGATACAATTGTAGAGTTTGACAAAGATAAGTTGTCATTTGAGTATAAAGACATATTTAATGATTCGTTCCTACTTGTGAACGACGACAGATATGATAATTTTAGACCAATGTACAACCAAAAACAACGTGTAGACTATGAATTGCTACGTAGTTATACGTTGTAAAGACAATCAAGATGGCGTCCGACAATTATATGTCGGGCGTCGCTTGGTTTTTTTTCTTTTAACTATGAAATTTTTAGAAAAGCTCGACAAAAAGCTCGATGCAAGACAATATAGTTCTTGGAATTGTAGATTATTTTTTATAACTTGTGGAGTAAAAATGTATATAAACAAAATTGCAGGCAGTCAAAGAGGTTATGCAAAGACGTCTTTTGGTCTGGCGACACTGCCTGTAATACAACAATGGGAGATAAAATGAGAGGTAATAAAGAAACGTCAATACATAAAGACCCTGCTTTTATCAAAGTATATGTTCCGATTACTCACGACGAAGAGACTGGGCTAGATGTATGGGATGTAGACTTTGCTTACAATGAGTTCGGTAATGCTATCAAAGAGTTTGAGAATGACAATGATATGCGTTATGACGCTTGGAATGATAAGCAAAGAGATTATATGAATGACCAAAGATGAGTTATCTTGGATTCATATCAATTGAAAAGGGCGAGTCGTCTAAAGGTCTATGGGAACCAACAGTTCTTTGTAAGTGTGGTAATAGACATGAAGGCGACGAGCCAAGTATTAATGTTAAAGAATGTGAACAATGTGAGGGAAATGTGATTGACCACAAAGAAGGTGTTATAGAAATGATAGATACAGACGATATGATGGTCTGTGGATATTGTGGTATTGAAGAATTTTATATGAAAGATTGCGGTTGTTCTGAAGAAGTTGTGACTTACTCTGAATTTGAAGAGAGCGTATCGGAAGAGACAATGGGCAATAAAGATGAATATCATAGGATATTAGACGGAGGTAGATGTTAATGAGTAATGAGATAGTAGACAAAACGTGGTCTATAAAACACGAAGGTCATTTGAATAGAGGAAACAAACTTATATTTAATGAGAAAATGTTACAACTAGTCCAAGACTTACAAGTAGTTAATAATAGTCTAGGACGATATGTGCTCAAGGAGGGCAAATGGACAAAAACGAACAAAGACAATTAAATAAATATAGGTCTGAAAGAGCTATAGCAATTAATAAAATGATACTTGAACTTACTGCAGAACTAGACGAGATAGGTTACAGAATAGAAACTATCTATCGACCAGGTGCAGGCTGGACAAGTGAAATAGTAAACAACAACACTGGAGAAAATCATGAGCAAAGGTTACGAGCAGTTTAAAAAAGTAGACGCAGAATTAGATTTACTACTTCTGTATCTAGAGAAATTAGAGGAAAATTATGCTAAATCATTAAGCGATGTGGAAAGATATAAAGAAGCATACGAGTTATTTCACGACTATTTTGATAGTCTTCCTGATGATGTGAAGAAACACTTAGATAAAAAACTTATGAAACTTGACTTATAAAGTTTTAAAGTTTTATTTGACTCAAGTAAGAGTATTATGGTAGATTACATTATGAAAAATAGATATCAAACTTCTTTCGTTGTGGACAAGAAACTTTGGATAAAGTTTAAGTCCAAGACGTTGAAAGAAGGTGTGTCAATTAAAGATAAATTACATAGTTTGATGACAGATTATGTAAATAACAAGGAGACAAAAAATGCCCGCAATTGGTTTTCTTTACCCCGATGGAAGTAAAGTATCATTTGAAGACGTAAGCAAGGGCAATGTCGATGTTGTTAGAATGGGTATGTCATTACCTACTTTAATTGAAATGTCGAAAGAAAGAGACCCTAATAGAAAGCCGTCTACTACTGAGCTTCTAAATGGAGCGTGTGAATCTTATCTTAAAAGGACTAAAGAATATTACATAGACCCTCAAGATAGAGCATTTTCTCTAGCAGGAACAATGCACCACGCTCGACTAGAGCAACACGAAGACGACAGACATTTGTTAGAAGAAAAGCTAGAAGAGTTTGACATAACTGGTATAGCCGACTTGTACGACAAGGAGACTAATACTTTGCTAGACTATAAAAACACTGGCTCTTATAAATGTGCTAAACTGTTAGGGATGACATACAAACTAATTCCAGACCCGTCTGGTGCTAAATATAAAAAAAGCGGTAATTGGGGAAAAAAAGGTTCTCCTAAAATGATAAAACAATGGTATCGCGATGAAGGTTTAGCAGACTATGGAGATTGGGGCTGGCAGGTAAATTGGTATAGATATCTTTTAAATAAAGCTGGATATGAGGTAGATAGTATGTATATTCAGGTTACTTTAAGAGACGGAGGTCTGGCAGTATCTAGAGATAGAGGCCTAGACAAACATATTTACCTGATAGAAATACCAAAGTACGATGATGAAGTACTAGAGTATAAGTTTCTATCTGCTAGAGATGAGCTTGTAAAAGCTCTAGAAACAGGAAACTTACCACATAAATGTAATAAAGAACAAACCTGGGACGGTAGAAAATGTCAGTCATATTGTGACGTCAGAAATCTATGTCCTTACAACAATGGGAGTATTAATGGGTAAAATGGCTGAATTAGATATGCACAAGCAAGACTTAGAAGCATTGCACGACGAAGCAATGCAATACGACTTGCTAGTATCTAAACATCAAAAGGTTTCAGAAGAACCTACTCCTCAAGATGTAGTTAAAAGCAGAAATGGTTTTGATTATGTAGACGAAGGATATATGCGTTGGCGTCTAAACCAACATTATCCTATCTGGTCTTGGGAAGTAGTTAAATACGAGACTCTTGGAGACAAAGCTATAGTAGTGCATGGACGTCTAAAAATTGTAGACGAAGGTATATCACGTAGTTTTGACTCAGTAGCAGCACATAGAATAGCTGTATCTAGAAATGGCTCAGGGTATGTAGACTTAGGTAATGACCTAAAAGCTGCTAACTCAGATGCGTTCAAGGTTGCAGTAAATAGACTATGTAATGTAGCCGACGATGTTTATCGTAAGCAATATGTAGATAAGAGTCTTGGAGATGTCCAAGTAAATAATCTTATGGACGTTATTGCAGAGATGGATAAAAAAGAAGCAGACCAAGTGCATAAAGCACTTACGTCTGGTAAGATAAATCAAGACAATTACGATAAAGTAATGTCTAAATTAATAGGGAGTAAAGATGAGTAATGTTACAGATGTATTAAACGACATAGATAACAATGTAGCTTATTATAATCCTTCAGAAGATACAGCAGGCAAAAAGTTTGCTACTATTGAAGAAGGTTCTTATGAAGCTACTGTTAGTAAATTAGTTATTAAAAAAGATATCGTAGTTAGAAATCAATATCTAAGCGATATTTTTGAAGCTACTTATAGGTTGGACGATAGTAGATATCCAGACTTAAAAGGTAGAGAGGTTAAGTCTAAAGGTTACTTTAGATTTAAGACTCCTGACAAAGAAAAGCACCCTAAGCTTGAAGACAATCAAGGAAACAATAAAGGGTATATGATATTCGCAGAAGCTTGCGGTTTTGAAATGAAGAAAGACGACCAAGGTAGATACTTATTGCCTATGGTTATGGAGTCTGATATTTCAGGAAACCCTGTGACTATCAAGGTTGTTCACGACAAGTGGACTGACCAGTCAGGTGAAGAAAGAGTAACACCAACAGCTGTTAATGTTTTTAAATCAAACAGAAAAGTAGATAAGCCGTTGGCAGAAGACGAGTTGCCTTTCTAATGATATACAATATCAAATTAGATGAAGAGCAGTTTATGGCTTTAATTGAAATGATAGAGAAACACAGATGTGAAGGCGAAGAGGATTTATGTTCTTTAGTCCGAACATCTGTGAAAGCTCAATTTCAAGAACAGTTTATGGAAAAAGAGGATGCGGTAACAGTAGAAGCTGACGATGTTTTAGAAGCTGCTAAAAAAACTCTTGGACCAGGATACTGCGATAATTGCGACTAATGGATATAAGCAAGTGGAATTCCATTATGAAGTCTTTCCAAGACCTCATGGGATATCAGCAGGGTATCACTGAGGTCTTGGTGACTAAGAGATTTAGTATTATAGGATTTAAAGACATAGAAAAGATAAGCGGTCGAGAGGAAAAGTATCTCGTCCACATTTTAAGAAAAAGATATAGGGAGATATCAGATGACATTAAAAGAAACAAAGATAAGAGAAAAGATAGAGAAAACAGGAGTAACGTCAACTAACGAATGTTTTGTCAGATACAGAGCTTTTCCTTCTTTTACAAAAAAAGTAGTATTGAAGATGATTGAAGAAGGATATAACATAAGTATCATTAACGACCACATAGATTTATCGTTTTTTTGGTTAGATTGTACTAAAAATATAGTTTTTCCACAAAAAAGAGAGTTAAATTAAAATAAAGCACGAGGTTGCCCTTCTATGGACGAAACACATATTAGTCGACAGTTATGTCGAAAGTGTAATTATAAACGCTTAGAGGGGCATTCTCACGAGGAAAAAATTTGAAAAGACCAATTTTATACGAGAAAAGGTTTAAACAACCAGTAATATTTGATGGATTGCAAGATGGGCTTGTTTCGCCTACTGATATTGACTTTTGTTTTGAAGTCGGCAATAAATTTCTATTAATAGGAGACTGTAAGAAAGACGACGCTCCGTTTCCATTAGGGCAAAGACTAGTAATAGAAAGAATTGTTGACACCTGGAGAGCGACCAGGAAGATATCACTAGGCGTTATAGCCACACATAGCACAAGTCCTGAGCAATCAATAATGTTAGCTAACACCGTTGTAACAAAAGTATACTACGACGGAGAGTGGAAAGACACATTTATAGTGTTTGACGATTTTGTTAGAAGGACAGCAGAAAGATTTGATATAGATAAATTAAAACGTTTGAGTTGACTGAAGAAAGAATATATAAGTATATTACAATATGGCAAGTAAATCAAAAGCAAAAGGTAATCGATTCGAAAGAGAATGCGTAGACATTGCAGAACAACACGGCTTTAATGCAAAAAGAGCCTGGGGTAGCGATGGTAGAAGTATAGGTATGTCTCCAGAGGTTGATTTAGTCATAGACTATTTATTAGACGAGGAAACATCAAGAGAGATGAAAGTCCAATGTAAAGTAAGAAAGTCTATTGCTAGTTATCTTTTGCCACCAGAAGATTGCGATATTACTCTTATTAAACAAGATAGAGGGGAAATATATGCAACTATTCGATACAAAGACTTATTGGAGTTAATCCAATTAGCTTTTCAGCTCAACTAATCACAATTAAATAGGGAGATTAATATGAGAAGTGTCTTTACTTATAAGACAACTGAGGAATGGGAACGCGAAAAAGCGGAGTTCATGACTTATTATTTGTATGTAAAACAAATAGACCCAGAAGGGTATGAAGAATGGTTTGACGAAGATGTAATAGATTTATACATCAATAAGAAAAGAAACCCGCACTTTTATTCACAAAGAGCAAAACCTAGCCACGAGAAATATTCTATGGTTAGAGTTCCAACAAGATGTCCAGTCTGCAGTAAGGCTTGGGCTATAGAAATGCAAGACAATAATAAATTTGAGCCTGGATATTTAGACCAGTCAGTATATAAAACCATACCTATGGTGAAAGGAGTGTGTCACAAATGCAAGAATCAGTAGGTGGAATATTTAGCGACGAAGCAGAAAGAGCTGTATTAGGTTCTATTATTCTTAAAAATGAATGTTTTGATGTTGTAAAAGAATATATCATAGAAAGCGACGCATTTTATATAGAAAAAAATAAAAAGATTTGGGAAGCGATGACAGAGCTTAAGTCAGAAAATATACCAATAGACACAGTTAATGTATCAAGTAAGATAAAAGGTATTACATACTATTTAAGCGGATTAGCTGAAATTCCTAGTACTGCTCATGTAGAGTCGTATGCAAAACAAGTACATTCTGATTGGCTTAGAAGAAAGTTAGTATTACAATCACACGAGATTGCTAAGAAAGCTTACGACAATAACAATGATATTAGCAGTTTACTTGTAAACGTTCACGACACTACTAGTTCTTTGCTAAATTTAGAACCTGGACAAAAATTTGATTTAAATACATTATTATCTATGACAAAAGATTCTTTATTCTCCAAACGTAACCTAACTACTACTGGTTTCACACCTATAGATAATATAATATCTGGAATGACCAGAGGAGAAATAACCATCTTTGCTGGACGACCTGGTAATGCTAAGACTACCACAGTTGCCAATATAGCTAGAAATCTTGTGTTGTCTGGCAAGAAGGTTATTATGTTTAATAGAGAAATGCCTAACACTGAAATGATGAAAAAGTTTATTGCTATGGAATCAGATGGTATTACATATCATATGTTAAGACATAATGCAGTTACTAGTAAATCAGAAATAGAAAAAAGTTTAGATATTATTAAACAAAAATATACTGACAAATTATTTATGTTTGACAACATACGTAATTTAGAGGGAACTTTTAGAGAGATAAGACGTATAAAGCCTGATGTGGTCATTGACGACCATATCGGTCTTATAGAATATCCTACCAATGACATGAGAGATTTAAGGCACAAAATTGGCGATACATCAAGAAGGTATAAGTGGTTGTGTAAATCAGAAGAGATGTCAGTAATTTTAGTTTCACAATTAAATCGTAATATAGAGTATAGAACAGAACGTATTCCTAAGCTTAGTGATTTAGCTGAGTCAGGTAATCTAGAACAAGACGCAGAAATTGTAGCATTTACACACTACCCTTGGACTGTAAACTTTGAGAATGCAAAACATGGAAAGTACGGATTAGATATTGTTGTTGCTAAAAATAGGTATGGGTCAACTGGGAAAGCAACGGTTGGATTCTCACCAGATTGTTGTACGTTGTTTGATACTGTGGAAGAAGCAGAAGCAAGTGTTGCGAAGCAGATGCCAGACGTTCCATTCTAATTATTTTTTTATCTTGTTATAATAAAAATCGTAAGCTTTTTTAGCTAATAAGTATCTTTGGTCTGATTGAGGAAGTCCTTGTTCTATAAGTCTAACACTATTATAAAAGAATGATTGGTCTCTACCAAACTCGTCTAAAATTTCTCTGCTGAATCCAGCTTTTTTCCAGTCTGATTGTTTACCGCCAATCTTTTTAGCTAAAGAAGGGATTAATCTAGAAAGAGGTTTTCTTCCAATTGTTCCAGCTAAACCTACTCCAGGAATAGCTGTCATTGCTACGTCGCCTAATAAAGAAGAACTAAGTTTACCAGACTCTTCGTCGATTGCATAAGACTTAAGGTTTCTTAAAATACCTTGCATCATATCAGACAAACTGTTCTGTTTATTTTTAGTCTCTATATTGTTCATTTATCTCCAGCCTTTTTAATTATATCTATTAAGTCATCATAGCTCATCATGCTTGAGAAGTATGATTCTTTACTAGCTCCAACCTCTCTTGCCTGGCTATCAATAGCTTTCATAATTTTTTTAGCTACATTCTGCTCTGGAGTTCTACTTATTGGTTTTTGAATTAGATTTGGAAGTTCTTGTGGAGTTAATTTTAATGCTTCTTTTGAAAACATCTCTTGTTGTCCAGGTTTTGTTTTTCCTAAAAATTCAGAAGGTTGAGTTCCTCTTTTAAAACCAGACATCACATCTCCCATTTCTGGCTTACCTTTACCAACTAATTCTCTTAATATATCTAATATGTTTTTACCACCTTTTGCAACTGCTTTACCTGCAGCCTTTATACCGCCGCCTGGTTCTACTGCTCCCATAATTAATTGCATCATTTCTGGAGTCATAGCTTGTCCTCTTTGAGACTCCATAGAAGCTCCTCTTGATTTTATAGTACCAAATAATTGGTCTATAACCTCATCAGACATAGCACTTTTGTCTCCAAAGTAATCTACATAATCTTTTATTGTTAATTTATCTTTATTGTCTGCCATAATATTTCCTTATTTTTTTTGTAATATTCCTCTTAAAGGTCTTTCTGCCCCTTCTGCTACGTATTCTTCTTGTCGTTTTAATGCCTTCTCCCTAATTTTTTCTTGTCTTTCTAATGCTTTTTGATAAGACTCTTCTGAAGGGAAGTCTTCTCTTAGTTTACCAAAAGCCATCTTTCCTCTTCCTTGTATAACTGTTACACCATCGTCGTCTACACCAAAAAACTCATCTTTTACGTTTGATTCGTAGTGTTTTTTGTGCTGGTTTACAAACCTTGCATAATATTCCATAACTCTTTTATCAGAATAATCGTCTGGAGTAATAATAAGACTAGGGAATCTTTTAACATATATAGAATCATTCCATGTGTCTACTTTCTCTTTCATTTCTGCCATTACCTGGTCATAATTTTTTAGTTTGTTAGGCATATATCCTATTTCTGGATTACCGCTATCGTCGTAAGAAAACAATAAAGCGTTATTTACTTCGCTTATTATGTTTGACTTCATAGAAGATACCTTAGCTCTTTCAAACCCTTCTGGATATTGAGCAACTTCTATGTCGGTTAAAGGAATAATAACTGGAGAATAGTGATATCTTTTAAAGAAAGCATTAGGCATAGACCCAAATATAGGACCATTCTCTCTCATAAGTTTTCTAAGTTTTATATCAATAGGAGTTTTACCTTGGAAAAATATTCCCTCTACTAGACCTGACTGACCTTCGTCTCCAAAAAGATTTCTTGTTATCTTAAGCATGTCGTCAACAATCAAAGGTTTAACAGCAAACTCTACACTGCTGTAAAACGTATCCATGTTTGATATAATATCTCCAAAAGAACCTAAAGTACCAGCACCTGCTAGTATGTTTAATCCATCTTCAAGGTCAAGCTGTCCTTTCTGTCCTTGGAAAAATTGTTTATTTATTTTATCTATATAGTTTTTTTGTTCTCTTTGTCCATAAAAATTTCTATCTCCAGACAACGCTTGTAGGAAAGCATCTTTTGCTGACACAGCTATCGCACCTCCAGCGGCACCATATGCTAAAGTATACAAGGGTTGTAAAATATTTCCATTTTCCATCTCAAACTTATTGTACTCAAAAGTATATCTAGATTGTCTAATAGGAAACCTTTTAAATAAAAGTAATGATTTTGTAAATTGGTCAGTAAATCCTAACGCATCTAATTCAAAATCTCTACCCATCTGTGATTGTTGAGCAAATCTTTCCATAGCTCCCATAATTTTTTTCTTCTGTCTTAGTTGAGCAGGGGTAGTATAAGTTCTATTTAGAATAGAATCTTTAAATTTTGTAAGGTCTTTTGGATTTAGATTAAATATTTGCTTTGCTTTAGCAGCTGCATATGACTTTCTTTGTGCTCCAGTAAGTACAGTTGGCATACCAATATCAAATCCAGGTTTACCATCTAACATCTTAGTCATTTTTATAATATAGTCTTCTGCAGCAGAAGCAGCAACAATTTTATTCCAGACGTTAACAGTCATAAATGGTTTAGAAGCAACGTCTTGTGCGATTTGCCAATAATCAGCTGCACCCAGAACATCTCTAGCATAGCTTTCTGTAAGACCTCCCGTTGCTCTAGACTGACCTCTTTGCAAAGCTCTACTACCACCAAGAAGTTCATCATACAAATTTAAAGCTGTAGCTCCAGAACGTTTTACCATATCTCTTACTGCAGGGTTTGTCCAATAGTTTACCAAACCTCTTACTGTAGAAGCAGCTCCAAGTTGAGGTAGCGTAGAAATAAATGTCTGAGTTAAATTAGGAATAACCGCAGTACCAAAATTAATTTTAAAGAAGAACTCTATTTCTGCTAATTTCATTGCACCAGCTGTATAGCCATTAAATCTTGTAAATGCGTCTTCACCAGTAATTGTTTCTTTTAACAATCTAACAGCGTCCTTTTCTTTAACAATAAACTGTGGAAGTTTTTCGCTAGTAACTGGATTATCTCCCTGATATTTTTTACCAATATAAGCTCCTGGTCCTTTTAGTTCAATAGAGTCATCTATTTTATCTACAAGAGTTTCAAACAAAGCTCCTTCTGGCATAAACATTTTGTTTAATTCTATAGCTTTTGTAGAACCATTAATGTAATCAGTTTGAAGAGTTATAACGTTTTTATCTAACAAGTCAGTCTTTTTCTTTGCTGCCAAAGCCATAACATCTACACTCTTTCCTTTACCTAAAAGCTTTTTACTTTTTTGCAAAGGAGCATATGTTTTAAATCCGTCATTATATATTTGAGCATTTATATTAGCCCACACATCATAGTCTGGAACGTCCGAAAGAGTTGCAGGGTTAGCTTCTAGTTCTTGTTTTGTCATTCCCCAAATGTCCGCAAAAGCTCTTTCTGACTCAGTCTTAGAGTTAGCTAACTTTTCTACATATTCTTCCATGTACTCTGATAATTCTGCTTTTTTTTCTGGGTCTAAATTCCTCAAAGCCACATCAGAGTCTAAGCTTAAGTTATCCATCTCTCTCATAATAACTTTCATTTTTTGAGACATATTTAACATATTAGAATAAATAGCATCTCTTATTGGTTTTTTAATAACGCTTGGCAAATACCATTTTTGTCTTCCAGCTAACTTCATTTTTGTACCAAGAGCGTCCTCGTATATTGGGTCATTTACTCTTTTTAAATTTTTAATAATCTTTATTCTATTTTTTAAAAAGAATCTTTCATTAGGAGTTAGTCCAAACTTTAGTCCACCTTTTTTGTCTGCTCTTTTTATAAGCTTGTCTGTTTCTCTGACCATTTCTGCCATATAGTCTTTACCAATTGCTTCTCCACCTTGTAACTTTTGATAAGTTCTCCAAGCATTAGGTATCTTTGTTCCGTTTTGAAGAGTAACATCGTCAAATCTTCCTACCAACCATTCTTCTGTCCTTCTGCTTTGAAAAGGATTGTATCCAAACACTCTAGATACAGGCAGAACAGCTTTTCTTAAACTTATAACAGAAGTATCCATACCTAAAGCTTGTTGCATACTTACAATTCTGTCCGTAGTAGTTCTAACAATTTTTCTATCTAAACTAGCTATCATTCTTGTAACAGTTTTTGCTGCAGGACTTTGTAATGAAGATTGAAATCCAGCAAACATAGACCTAGCAAGATTTTCCATTATAGATTCTCCTGTTACCCCAGATATATTTTCAAGTTCTCCAAAAAATTCTCTCTTTATGTATTCTTCGTGATTTCTTAATAATTGCAAATCATTAAATTGTTCTGTAACAAGCCTCATTTCAATGTCGCTCATACCATTTATGTCAGGTAATTTATCTGGGTTTTGAAATTTTTTAAGGTCTAACTCTGCTCCTACTGCCGTAATAGCTCTATCGTAGTCGCCTTTCTTTAATCCATTTTTTCCTTCGTAAGAATCTTTTTTTAATCCTTCTAATGTTTTTCTTCTTATTCTAGTTAATGCAAACTTCTGATTAAATACTCCCTTATTGTTTGCTTCAAATCTTTTTCTTAATTGAGGTTGAGATGTATAGAACTTAAAAAATAATTCAGCATTATCTTCATCTAATTCATATCTTAATCTACCTGCTTTTGCTTGAAATTTATAACCATTTTCAGTAACCTCAAAAGTATTTCTGTCTATTTTTACATCTAAATCTTTTGGTATTTCGTGTGGCGAAGGTTCTAAACTACCGTCTGCTCTTACTATCTTACCTTTAATATTAGTGTTCATATATGGTCCAGTAGCCATTCCTTTAGGAAGTTGTCTTGAGTTCAGTCTTTTAATAGCCATTTCTGACTGCTCTGTATCATATCCTATTAGTTGTTGATTACCATCTGCGTCTACGTCAAAGATAGGTTTTGATGTTACATCTGTTGAAGTGTTTTCTACTTTAATTAAAGGGTCTTGAACTCTTGAATATATATCTTTTGTTCTTTTTCTACCACCTGCTAAAGATACTGCTTCACTTTGAGCGTTTACAAATTCTTCCATAGTCATAGACCTTGTGTCTACTCCTGGAGCAAACTTTCCAGTTCTGTAAGCGCTTCTAAGACTGCTTGGAATGTAAGAAGCAGCAACTGCTCCCATGATTAAAGCTCCTACGCCTATGTCTCCATTTTCTACGTCGCTTATAACTTTTTGTAATTCAGGTTCTACTGCAACAGCTGTAGCTACTCCTCCAGCTACTTCTCCACCTATACCAAACTCTGTTCCTTTTTTAGTAACAGCTGTTCCTTTAAAAGACTTAGGCAATACAGGCGTGAAAAAACCTTTTCTAGTATATCTATTTAAACCATAACCTGTAGCACCACCTAAACCAATAGCGTATCCTTTTAAAAAATCTTTAGGGTCTGCGTACATTGCTAAATCTTTTGCAAACGTATTGTATCTTTGCATTTCACTAAGACCATCATACTTGTCTAAATCATAATCTCCTGCTATTACAGCATCTCTCATGTTTAATGTTGAACCATAAAGCATATCTAAGTTAGCAAATGTAATCCCTTCTTGACCTGTAATTCTATTCATGTTTTTTACAAAAGACTTAGTTGACCTTTTAGGCATAACTTTACCTTTGACCATCTGTTTAGCTATGTAAGTATTTATAGAATTTAATCCTAAATTTTTTGCACCAACATTTATACCTGCTTTTGCAACTTTACCAAGACCTAAAGAACCTGCAGTTATAGCTACATTTTCTCTTGAAGGCATTAAGAATCCTCCTATTGCTACACCAAGATTATAAACCATAGTAGGGTCATTTAAAGGTAATGAAAATGGTGTTTCTCCATAAATCATTTGTTCTGCTATACCAGGAATACTTCTGTTATATGCATCTTTCATCATATTACCTCCTGGACCATTATAAGCTCCTATTGACCACCTCAACGCATTGTTCCAATAACCAAGGTCTTTTTTTAATTCTGTTTCTGTAGGTTCTACATATGCTTTTTTACTAGGAAGTTCTGTAATTTGAGATTTTAATTTTTCAATTCTTTTTAATCTTTCAGGGTCTTGAAAATAAGAATCTTTTTCAGAATATTCTTCAGGAGTCCAATCGGGCTGCTGAGGTATTAACATCAAATTAGGATTGCCTTGATATGCATCAAAACCAGTTTGTTTCCTGGATGATAGAGCATTTGAAAAATCTATCTGTGGATTTGTTGGGCCGTTAGACAATGTATTAGTCCTCTATTAATTTTATTCTAAATCTTGGATTTGGTTCATCAGGAGTAGCCATATATGCTCTCCAGGTATCATAAGGTCCAAGGTATTCTTCTACTCTTCTTACTATCCTTGCTTGAGTTTCTGAATTATTAAGTTTTTCAATGAGTTCACTTCTATTATTAATACCTCTTAGTTCTGGGTCTGCTTCTATAGCTAAGCCAACATAAGTGTTTACAAAATATTGTTGACCTCTAGATTCTCCAGGCTTTACTCCTTCTCCAAGTATTTCAAATAAATTTGGTCTGGGTCCGTCTTTGTCTACACCCCTATCTAAAGCTGTTAAAGCTATTTCATCCATAAGTGCTACAGCTGCAGGTGAACTTTTTTTAGTTCTCCAAAGATTTTTCAAAAATTCTTCTCTTCTTTCAGTATCACTAGATTTGGAAGTTATACCTGCTTCTTGCAATAATTTTGTATATCCTTGTGGAGTATATGTGGCATTAGCCCACGTAAAAGCTTCTGCTTGTTTGTAAAAATTACTAGCTTCATAGCTCCTAAATAAACCTCCAACTGTTTTTAAATCTGCTTGTACACTATCAGCGCTTGGACCACCTGCTTTTTCAGCTGCACTTAATCCTAAGCTTTCAAACCAAGGTTGGCTTTTTGCGTTCTTCATAGCAAAATCAAACTCTGCCTGACTCATATCTCCATTTCCCAAAGCATCTAGCATATTGTCATATATATCACTCTTATCTATTTCAGCGTTCCTACTTAAAAAGCTCTTAGCTAAGTTTTCTCCTTTTAATCCTTGTGTTTCTTCCTTGTTAATTAAATCTAACCACTGGGTAGCACTATAATATAAAGGCAACTTTCCTTTTTCTACCATACTATCTCTAGCCATATCATAGGTATATTTACCTTCCTCGCCATCAACTTCGCCAAGATATGCTCTTGCTGTTCTGTAATCTCCAGATTTTAAATAGCCAAACATTACCTGATGATATTCATCCCTAAATTTATTTTCTTTATCCGTAGCGTCGTCTTTAGCATCTTGCGTAGCTTTTGCTGCGTCTCTATCTCTATAATATTCTAAAGTAGCATCCTGTCTTTGCTGTCTAGAAACCTCTGTTCCTAGCTGTCCAAGTATTTTTTGTAAAGCATCTAACGGAGTAGAGCTTGGTTTTTTTGGATATAAAGTTCTTCTAGCCATTACGTTCCTCCTGATTCGTCCATGTTTTGATACATATTGTAAACATCGTTAGCTAATTGATTTAAATGAGCATCAGTCAAATTGCTATGCGCTTGGCTTACAAAATATTGAAAGGCTGCTGTTGCATTTCCTAGGTCTGAAAACTTTCCTGAGTACGACTCTAGTTGTTGAGCTGTCATACTACTTCCTTTAGGTATGCTGCCATATCCAGTATATCCTGCATCTGTTCCTGCTCCTTGGTCTTGAGTACCTCCAGATGAAAGTATGTTAAGAGCAACGTTCTTTTGTTGATTTATAAAGTCTAACAACGTTCCTTCTAACTGACCCATTTGAGCTCCTATTGATTCTTGAGCTGAAGAGTATTGAGACCTAGCTCTTTCACCAAGGTCAAACAATTGTGACTCTGCACCTGCTCTAGTAAGCTGTCTTCTTTGAGCTTGTCTACCACCAACAAGACCAGTAACACTTTCTTCTCCCATCATATTAAGTAAAGTGTCTTGTAAACCTCCTTGAAGCTCTCCTGTACTAGACTGAAATTGTTGACCTATCTCTCCTAACAACCTAGCTTCTGTATCCATAAGGGCTTGAGAAGCTTGTTGGTACCCTGCTGTATCAAATGTGCCAAATAAATCAGCATATTGTGAGTAACCTAACTGCGAAGCAGGGTTCATTAAATTAAAACCAGACTGTCCTATGGAAGATAAAATATCTTCTATGCTAGAAAAATTAGATGTATATGTTCCTCCGTATGTAGTAGGACTATAACTAGAACCACCAGTACTACCAGTACTACCAGTACCACCACCGACAGGATTATCATTACCTCCTTGTCCGCCCGCAGGATTATCTCCTCCCATTGGGTCGTCATCACCAAAATTAAAAGTTGGTTGTATAAAACCTCCTGGCTGTCCCATTCTTTGTGGGCTGTTAGCCATAAAATTTGATTGCATTTTTTTTAGTATGTCGTCATATATTGCCATTATTATTCTCCTAATGTTCTTTCTTGGACCATAGGATTAGCATAATAAGGGTTAATGAAACCGCCTTCTTCTGTTAAAGAAGGTCCGTCTTCTTCAGTATATTTACCTTCTTCTGTTTCGCCTTTTTTTGTAGAAGGTTTTGTAGGAGGTTTCATCTTCTCATATCCTGTAAACATTCTATTCATGTTATACATACTGTAAGCGTCTGCCAAAGCTCCTGTCATATTTAATAAACTTTGTTGGTCGGCAGCGTCTTGTATAAATAAATTAGTTTCTTGTATATCTCTACTTAAATCTTTTCTTGATTGAGCTAAAAATCTACCGCCTTCTAATGAAGTTGATATATTTGCTCTGTAAGGGTCTACTGAACTTCTTCCAAGTAAAGAAGCTCCTGTCCCTATTGCTGCTCCTATACCTGGTGGCACTCCTACTAAACTTAAACCTGCACCAAGAAGTTGACCAAAGAATCCTCTTTTACTTCTTGTCTGTTGCCTTCTTTGCATTTCTCTTTGAGCTGATTGTACATCAGTCATATACTGAGACCTAGCTTCTTCTACATCTTGTTTCTCTCCCTCTACCTCAATACCTAAATCAAGTAAGTTTGACTTTCCTAAAAAATCTTGTTCAGCTTTAAGCCTTCCTATTAATTGTGAAAAACTTGCCATTATAATTTACCCTCCGTTAATTTTAAAAAATGTTCTACACTACCAGCACCTTCTGCTGTGTTATAGTGTTCTTTCCAATACTTTGCTAATCCTTCTTTGCTATTCTCAATAGGCTCTGGTACGCGCCAGTACTTAATCCTACAATGCAAGATACCAGCAGCAATATTAGTGCGAAGAATCCAGTCCCAATTATCAGGCTCAGGGTCAATAAAATGATAGGGGTCAATACCAAGAATATCTGCAGCAGCTTGCATAAGTTCAGGACGAGCTGATATAAAATTTTTACAATTGTCCACGGCTGTTTCTGGCTCAACTTGCCAAAAGCTTCTTGCTGGACCTTCTCCAATTTGTTCAATGTACTCGTACTTACTTTCCACAAGTCCAGTTGCATAGACGATATCCAAAGCCTCTTTCTTCGCATATTTATCTCCTAGTTGAATGCAAACGTCTTTAATTAAATTTTTTATTTGATTTTTATTTACGCTCACATTATCTCCTGTTATATTTATTGTTGCTATTACAAGCAAAATTTGTATAAACCTCATCTGTACAAAGTACTAAAAATTTGTTATTTATGTCAAGGTTTATCATTTCAGTATTAGACTTTCGCCGTCTGGTGCAACTTCAAATTCTCCTGTTTTTACATTAGAATCTCCAGCAGCAGGAACAGAACCATAAAACTTTTTACCAGTAGCAGCTCTAACTCCTCCGTCAAAAATTTTAATAGCATCTCTTGCTGGTTTCTTTACATCAGAGTTCTTAGCAAATGTTTTTAATTCTTTTATTTCTGCTGGTCCTTTTTGTTGAACAAACTCTAGTTCAAACAACTTACCAAATTCTTTTCTAACAACTTTTAATCTACCGTTATGATATTGTATAACTTCTTCTCCATTTTTCATTTCGCTTTTACCTACAGCTCCACGTTTAACTTGTTTGTTAGTTCCTGCTATTCTTCTACCTTTAGTCAGTGACATTATCTTTGTCCTTTCGCTCTTAAGTTGACACTAATGTCTTGTATTTCAAAATCAGATTGCGATGCATTACTGTCGTCGTCTGTAATTCTTAATGTAATAGACTTGGCTGCTATTGGATTTGTAATAATAAATTCTTGTGTTGTTAATGCGCTGCTATCAGTAAAATTATCTACAGTAAATATACTACCATTTACAGGTGAAGCTCCGTTGTATGCTGCATATAATTGCATATTGTCTCCACCAATGTGAGTTATATAGACTTTATAAAACTTTTTATCTGTTGAAGGTAGTTCAAAATCTAATTCTTTTGTAACTATGTTTAAATTACCTTGAGCAGCAGGAGCTGGATTATAATGTTTTGTATTACCATCTTCTTCCATATAACAAAGCTTGTCATCAAAAATTACTAAGTTACTTACTTTATCATTATGTAAGACGCTAGAAGAATCAATTTGAACAATAGAGCTAGTCTCTAAGTCATATATATAACCATCTGCTGTTTCATCGCTTGCATCCGCAATTACGATAACTTGATTTTTTACAGGTATAAATCCTACTACAGCATTATCTGTAATAGTTCCATTCCAATCTGTATCTTTTATTGTTCCAGATAATTTTCTAACAGAATCATCATAAGCAAAAAGACCGTCTTTGTTTGCCCACATTATACCAATATCTGTTTTAGTAACAGCTGCAGGACTAGTAACTCCTCTGTTTAAATATTCTCCCTCTACATACCAACCAGCATCAGAACCAGAAGCTATGTTTATAATATATAATTTGTCTTTTTTATAGACAAACAACTTATCATTAAACTCTTGCAACTTAACAATCTCATCTCCGTCGTTTGTTCCAATGTCTAAATAAAAACTTTGTGGAAACAAGTCATACTTTCTTACTGGACTATACTGTATTCTATCTCCCATTTGTTTAACTCTACTTTCAGAATCTGCATAAACCACGTTTGCAACAAAAGCTCTTTGATTAGCAACTACCGCAGTTTTATATCCATATGCTGCGTTTCCGTTAAATGATATTTCTTTTTCATCTGATAAGTAGCCATTTATAGTAGCATAAGTATCAAGACCTGGTTGTTTAATAGCATAAGCCCTAGTATCTGACTCTACATTTTTAGAATCATTAGTAACATCAAAACCTCCAGCAGCTGCGTCTACAAGAGGGTCAAAGTCATCTGCCAAAGATATTCTAGAACCTTGTTCAAAATCTATGTCTAATAACATAGTAAATTCATCGTCAGGATTATTAATATCTCTTAAATATATTCTCATTCCTTGTATTTCTGCTAGCTTAACTTGTCCATCTTTAATAGAAACACTGATGTTTGGATACTGTCCGTCTGTTAATGTAATAGTTCCATTTGCTGATATATTTGTTAATCCTGTAGATATCTTAGACTCTTGATTACCATAGTATACATAGCTAGCGCCAAACGTGTAAGTGCTTGCAGGCCATAGACCATCTGTTCCACTAGGTAATGTCTGTACTAGAAAATCATCTCCTGCAGCAGGCTCTTCTCCTTCTTCTGCATTTACATCTGCAGGCACACAATCTTTGCTGTCACTATCTTCAAAGTCGTCATTTACAGGTCCAGCAAATCCATCGTTAATTAAATCCATTCTTTCTGTAAGAGCTGCATATCCATTCGCGCTTCTTACTAATCTTTGTAAAGCTATAGTTTCAGAAGCATTGCCTAGTACAGAATCTGCTATCCTTAATCCACCGTCTGCATAATAATATACTGGTTTACAAGTAGAAACACTACCTAAGTCTGCCCCATTCCAGGCGTTAAAACCTACAGATTTATTTCCAATATTTACTTCTCCATTACCATCAGTATGAACTAAATATTCTCCTGCTGCACCACTAGCTTCTGGAGGTCCATCTATATTAATTCTAAACAAACCGAAACCAGGTTGAAAATTACCTATTCCACTTAAATTTGTTTGAGCATCTAAGTCGTTGTTAAAACTACCTAGTGTAGTTATTCTACCAATAGAACTTACATCAACATTCGTAGCTGAGGACAAAAATCCTTTTTGTAAATCTCTAGGTGCATTTTTACTATCTAGACCTCTTTCAAAACTGTTTAATGTTATTGTAGTTTTAGGCACTCTTCTTTACCTTTTCAAAACTGCGCATTCCCCCGAGACCGAGCATTCCGAGTAAGACTGTAGTAAGAGTACCCATATCAAAGGTTGGTAATACTACTTCATTTCCAAAACTATACAAAATAAAAGTAAGTAAAGGTTGTAGTATATAATGATACGCCATAGCAGAAGCGCATATCCAGCCTGTAAAGGGCCTCCAGCCCGCTACAAACATAGACGTATGCCCAGCTTCTACTTTATTTACTTCCATTTGAGCTTTGTTTATCTCAGCTATTAACTCAGCTTTTTCTTGTTTGTCTAAAGTAAACTTGTCTACGTGACCAGCTACCTTGTCTATTATACCTGCAACTATATCTAGCTTAGGCATATTCCACATCCACATTCACACATTATCTGCATTTCCATCTCCTTCTTGCCTGCCTTATTCTAGAATTAGGATTGTTCCTAGTTTTAGCAGAACTTCGTTTTAATTGTCCTAAAGACCTAGCGCAATAAGACTTTCTTCTTTTAGCTGCTTTACTACCTTTCTTTACTTTACCAGTAACAGCGGTCTTAAGTTTACTACCAGGGTTTGCTCTCCTATAAGCTTTAACACCTTTAGCGGTCATACCAGCACCTTTTTTAGTAGGTCTGTAATTAGCGCCTTTACCCTTAGTTGTTTTTCTTATTGCTTTTGCTTTTTTTCTCGCCATTTTCTTCCTTAAAAATATCTTTATTTACACCTTTATGTCCAAATATCTTTTCCCAACGTTCTTCCCATTGTTTCATAGGTATGCCTTGTCTAGGCTTATCGCCTTTACCAGCTCCGTTAGGTCCATTAAACATTAGTATATTAACCAATTGAATCCAACTTTGGACTCATAACTTTGTACGTCATACATATTTAAGTATCTACCTTCTAGGAATACTCCAAACTTATTAGTAAGTTTCCAACCATATACTAAACCTAAATCATAATCCATACCATTTTCTGCTACTTCATAGTTAAATGAATAGTCAGACATACCTTTAGTTACTGGATATGCAGTTGCCCAGAAGTGAAACCAATTCTTAGGTGTATACTTATAATAGTCTGCACCTACACTTAAAGATAATTCGTTTTGATATCCTAAGTCTTTTGCATATTCTTCGTTGTACTCTCTTACTATTCTACCATAAATCTGTTTGTAAAATTGGTCATCTGTATTAGCAACAAGTTCACCTTCTGCATTATACCATTTATAATCAAAGTAACTATAACCGTATTGCGTAAACTGCTCTACCCACTCATCTGTGTAACCATAGAAATATGCAAACTCCCAAAAAGGTATAGACTCTTCTATGTCAATTCCTTGTTCGTCCCACCACAAATCAATAGGTCTGAAATCTAAATATGCAGGGTGGCTCCTACCTGCAACTCCCATAGACAATGCAAGATTACCAAGGTTTTTCTTAAATCTCATATCTAAAGCCGCAAACTCTACATCTTCCAATCCTCTTGAATCGTAGTTTAATTTTATAAGAAACTTATCTCCTAAGTAACGAAGCATATATTGTTCGTTAACAAACTCTTCTCCAAACTCTTTGTGGTCTGAATACTCTATTACGTATTCCCA